TCGCTTCACCATCTGCTTTTGATCGCATCAACGTCCGTCGTCTCTTCCTCGTCGTTGAGAAGACAATCGGCAATGCTGCGAAGGGAGTCCTGTTTGAACTGAACGACGAGTTCACTCGTAATGGTTTCAACAACGTTGTCGAACCTTTCCTCCGTGACATTCAGGCACGCAGAGGCATCACCGACTTCTTGGTTGTTGCCGACGAGTCAAACAACACACCAGCTGTGATTGACGCTAACGAGTTCGTGGCAGAGATTTACATCAAGCCCGCTCGCTCGATTAACTTCATCACTCTGACCTTCGTTGCTACCCGCACAGGCGTTAGCTTCGAGGAAGTTATCCCCCGCAGATCCTGAGGTAATTAAGAACAATGTCAGCAGAAACAAGTAAACTTGGAATTTTACAATTCCAATCGAAGGTTAAGGGCGGCGTACGCCCTAACCTGTTCCAAGTAGACCACGAGTTCCCTAATGGGATTGAGATTGAGAAGGATACTGTATCTCTCATGTGTAAGTCGGCAGCGCTGCCTGCTTCCACTGTAGGAACTGTAGAACTTCCTTTCCGTGGTAGAGTCCTGAAGGTACCTGGCGACAGAACCTTCGAGTCCTGGACCGCTACCTTCTACATGGATGACGCCTTCAAGCTTCGTGGCGCTTATGAGAAGTGGATCGATCTCACCAACCGCGTTGACGTTAACATGTCTGACGTTTCGATCGACTCTGTTTTACAACCTATCCAAGTAACTCAACTGGATAAGTTCGGTGAAGCAGCTGTAGGTAACGGTCTCGTAGGTATCCGCACTTACGAACTGGTAAAAGCATTCCCCGTCAGCGTATCTCAGGTATCTGTAGCATACGACAACAACGATTCTTACGAAGAGTTTGACGTTGAATTCGCATACCAGTATTTCACCACAACGATTGGTGATAACACTCTCAAGATAGCTGATACCTAAGTGGGTCATCTCGTAGTATACTAAATAGTACGAGATAACGTCCACCCCTGATATAATGGCGGAACTTTTTGGATTTTCATTTAGGGAAAGGGAGAAGAAGGCAAAGAGTGCCCCTTCTCCCATTGCCCCTACAAATGAGGACGGCGCTACTAGCTTTATCGCTGGTGGTTACTATGGTCAGTATGTCGATCTTGACGGCAACTTCAAGACCGAATATGACATGGTTAAGAAGTATCGCGTTATGGCGATGCATCCAGAAGTTGATTCTGCCATTGAGGATATTATTCAAGAGGCAATCGTTACTGATCAGAACGATTCACCTGTACAAATCGAGCTCTCTAACCTTGAGGTTAGTGACTCTGTAAAGAATCTGATCCGCACGGAGTTTGATTATATCAAGCGCCTGATTGGATTCGACACTAAAGCCCATGAGATGTTCCGTAGATGGTACATCGATGGGCGTTTGTATTATCATAAGGTAATCGATCTGAACAAACCCCAGGATGGTATCCTGGAGTTGCGCTACATTGATCCCCAAAAGATCAAGAAAGTAAGGCAGATCAATAAGAATCCGAAGAACACCGAAGAGTTCATGAAGTTGGACTTCGGTAAGATCGACGAATATTTCCTCTACAACCCGAAAGGTCTCAACAATACATCCGCGAACTCTGGTATCAGAATCGCTAAGGATGCTATTTCATATGTCACTTCGGGCATTATGGATACGAACAAGAACATTGTTCTCTCGTATCTCCACAAGGCTATCAAGGTTCTCAATCAACTTCAGATGATTGAAGACTCCTTGGTGATCTATCGTATCTCCCGCGCACCCGAGCGTAGAATCTTCTACATCGATGTGGGTAACTTGCCGAAGGTAAAGGCGGAGCAATACCTTCGTGAGGTGATGGGTCGTTACCGTAACAAGATGGTATACGATGCCAACACTGGTGAGATCCGTGACGATCGTAAGTATATGTCCATGCTGGAAGACTTCTGGCTTCCGCGACGCGAGGGAGGGCGCGGGACAGAAATCACTACTCTTCCTGGCGGGCAGAACCTCGGAGAACTGACTGACATTCAGTATTTCCAAACTAAACTATACAAAGCTCTCAACGTACCTGCTGGTAGACTCGATTCAAATACCAGTTTCAACCTTGGTAGATCTTCAGAGATCCTCCGCGATGAACTTAAGTTCACCAAGTTTGTAGGTAAGCTGCGTAAGAAGTTTAGCGAACTATTCCATGACATCCTCAAGACTCAACTGATCCTCAAAGGAGTTATCGCTCCTGAAGATTGGGAAGACATGAAGGAGCATATTCAATATGACTACCTTTATGATAACCACTTCACAGAGCTCAAGAATCTTGAGATGTTGAATGAGAAGCTCGGCGTCATTGCCCAAATGGAACCCTACATGGGTCGCTACTTCTCTACTGAGTATGTTAGATCTCAGATCCTCGGTCAATCGGAAACCGAGATGGAAGAACTTGACGTCCAAATGGATGACGATATCAAGAACGGTAGGATTATTGATCCACTTGACCAGGTGGCAATGGATCAGAATGCTATGGATATGGAACAGGACAACGCTGCCCTTGATCAAGAGCTGAAACAGGCGCAGATCCAGCAGGCGAAGAACCCGCCCGCGCCGTCAAGTAACAAATCTAATAAATAAAATATAGTCAAGTTTTATTATGTCAACACAAGAACGAGACATCGTTGATTTGCTTTGGAACAACGACCAGGCTGACGCGCTGTCCAAATTGAAGGACATGCTTAGTGTCAAAGCTGCTATGGCAGTTGATGCTTCTAAGCAAGACATTGCTCAGGCAATGTTCCCGCATGTACCTGAGGACGGTGAACCTGAGGTGGAAACACCTGAGGCATCCGCAGAGGATGAAGTCGAAACTGAACAAGAACCAGAGGAAACTACTGATGAAACTGATCACGGAAGAGATTGAATCCATTGAGATTCTCCACGAAGAATCTGATGGAAAAAAGAATACCTACATCAAAGGTATCTTTCTCCAAACTGAGATGACTAATCGTAATGGTCGCATGTACAAGTACAGCACCATGAAGCGTGAAGTCGATAAGTACACGGAGTCTTTTATCAACCGTGGCAGAGCTCTTGGTGAACTCGGTCATCCCGAGGGTCCGACTATTAATCTTGACAGAGTAAGTCATAAGATCGTTGAACTTGTACCCGAAGGTACAAACTTCATCGGTAAAGCAAAGCTGCTCGATACACCAATGGGTAAGATTGCCCAGTCCCTTTTGGACGAAGGTGTACAACTGGGAGTCTCTTCTAGAGGTCTCGGTTCAATCAAGCGCGAAGGTGCTACCAACGTTGTTGGTGATGACTTCATGCTTGCTACTGCTGCGGATATCGTAGCAGATCCTTCCGCCCCAGATGCTTTCGTTGAAGGCATTTATGAGGGACGTGAGTGGGTTATGGTCGATGGCAGACTCAAAGAGTCTCACATCGATGCTATCAAGGATGCCCTTGATTCCGCGCCAAACCCCATGGAACTTCAAGAGAGAAAGATTTCCGCGTTTGCGGCTTTCTTGAGAAGTCTTTAATTTATAAATAAATATAGCAAATCACACCGCAGTCTTATTCGTAGGAGCAACCATGTCCACAATCGATGAAAAGTTTGAGAAACTCATCGCGGAAAAGAAAGCACAGGAAGAAGCTCCTGTTGTTACTGAGTCCGTAGAAGAGGTCTCTGAAGATGCCGCAACTGGCGACACAGCGATTAAGAAAGGCGCTGTACCCCAACAAAAGAGTGACCTGAAGAACTCTGGTTCTGAGGTTGCCAGCAACTCCAAAGAGAAGCCCGAAGGTACGGAAAATCCTGGCGCTAAGGCTGCTGCCCCTGTGACTGCTACCAAAGATTCCACCCTCAAGACCAAGCCTAGTGCCGCTTCTAGCGCTATGCCTGGTGCCCTGAGTGCCAAGATCTTCGATGACGTCGAAGTAGAAGGCGAGGTGGTTGCTGAAGACGACATCACCGCTATGCTGGCTGGTGCTGATCTGTCTGAAGAATTCCAAGATAAAGCGAAGACTGTATTCGAGGCTGCTGTTAAGGTTAAAGTCCAAGAAGAAGTTGCCGCTATTAAGGAATCGACCGAAGTTAAAATCACCGAAGAGATCGAAGGTCTCAAGGAAGAATTTGCTGGTCGTGTAGAGAACTTCCTGAACTACGCTTGTGAAGAGTGGATGTCGGAGAACGAACTTGCCGTTGAGCAGGGTCTCCGCGCCGAAGTCACAGAGAACTTCATGGAAGGACTCAGAAGATTGTTCATTGAAAGCAACATCAACGTTCCTGAAGAGAAGCTTGATGTCGCTGCTGAGATGAGCGAAAAACTTGATGAGATGGAGACCCGACTCAATGAGCAGGTCCAGAAGAACATCGAACTTCACGAGGCTGTAGGTGCCTATCGTAAGAATGAGATTTTGACAGAACTGACCCGTGGTCTTGCTGAGACCCAAAAGGATAAGTTCACCTCCCTTGCTGAAGCGGTGGAATTCAAGACTGAAGAGTCGTATCGTGAAAAGCTGGTTCAGATTAAAGAGTCTTACTTTGGTGCTCCCAAGGTAGAAACTACTGAGGAAGTATCCACAGAAGAACCCGCAACTATCCAAGAGACAGTAAGTGAAAGCATGGCTGCGTATGTCGCTGCGCTTGCTAAGCGTCTCTGAATCCCCCACAAACACACACTCAACTAACGGAGAAAAAAATGTTCAATACTGAACAACTCCAAGAGAAGTGGGCTCCAGTTCTTAAGCATGATGGTCTGCCCGAAATCAAGGACAACTATCGTAAGGCTGTAACCGCACAACTCCTGGAAAACCAAGAGCGTTTCATGCGTGAAGAGCGTCAGGTAATGACTGAAGCTCCCACCAACGCTGGTCCTATCAACACACCCACAACGGGTGCTGGCGCTAACTTCGGTTTCGATCCGATCCTGATCTCCCTGATCAGACGCGCAATGCCTAAGCTGATTGCTTATGACATCGCTGGCGTTCAACCGATGAACGGTCCTACTGGACTGATCTTCGCAATGCGCTCCC